CGGATACAGGGTAAAATACAAATCCACGAATACTTGAGGATACAACAAAGCGGTAGGCCACGATTGCAAATATTTAATAACTGCCCTAACCTGATACGTGAACTTCAAAGTATTCCTCTGGATCGTTCTAACCCAGAAGATGTGGACACACACGCGCCAGATCACGCTTATGATGCTCTGCGCTATTTAATAATGTCTAGACCAAGAATACAGGATTCATTTAGTAGAATAAGAAATCTGCATTTGGAACAGGCTTATACCCCGGCTGATAGTGATTTTGGCTATTAGTAAAATAATTTTATAACTCAAACGAGGAAATAACCAATGGCAAATCCAGTATATAATGTCAGAGACACCGGAAGAAATTCCGCTAGGACTTCTGATGTAAGAGAAATGGCAGATAACATGATTAGTTCATGGACTTCTGTAACTACAGGAACTATCGCAGTAACAGATGATACAAATACTGACGTTAGTTTTACACAACCTGCTGACACAATAATTCGTGATATTATTGCTGTTCCCGCAGGAAACATTGTTACAGCAGGTGGTAGTGGTAATGATGTTGATTTTAGTTTAGGTACAGCAGCAGGTGGTGGTCAACTTATTGCAACAGAAGCTATTTTAGATGATGGCGGTTCAGCAGTAACTTGGGCAGCAAATGCTCCACTATATCTTGTTCAAAACTCACATGGTCACGCAGCTAATCAGTTTGTTAGCACATCAACAACTGCGGGTGTTGTGGGTGGCCCTGCAACTAGTGAAGCTATTGTAATAGCAGCTACTTTGTATTCTGCCGCTGCACGAACATTACATATGCGATTAACTCCAATAGGGGCTGATTTAGCTACAGCAGCAACAACTGTAACTTTTTTAATTCAGTTTTTACATTTGGGTGCTACACCTGATCAATAGATCGTAGCTATTTTCTACAGGCGTTATTATGTTTCCAGAACTATATTTAGTATATGCAATCATAGTAACGCTTGTTGTTTTAACAAATTAAGGTTTTTATATGGCTGAAGAAGAAAATAGTTTAATACAAAATGCTGACGGTATTTATTTTGAAGCAGTAGAAAATGAAGAAGGTATGAGTTTAAATCTTGAAGAGGATTTAAATAACCGTCTTGCAGGACTTATTGAAGATAGATTCTCATCTGCTGAGATGGCTAGGGACGCTGATGAAGGCAGATGGATGACAGCCTACCATAACTATCGTGGCTTGTATCCAAAGAATGTTAAGTTCAGAGAATCAGAAAAGTCTAGAGTCTTTGTAAAAGTAACTAAAACAAAAGTACTAGCGGCTTTTGGTCAGTTAGTAGATGTTATTTTTGGAGGCAATAAGTTTCCTATTGGCGTATCTGAAACAAAAGTACCAGAAGGTATTTCAGAAATTGCTCATTTAGATACAGCTAATCCTGTTCCCGGCATTGAAACAAGTATAGGAGAACAGGAAGAAGAATTAGAAAATCCTTATGACGTAGGCTACGAAGGTGACGGCAGGACATTAAAACCCGGAGCTACTTACGGAACAGGAAAGTTTAAAGGACATTTAGATAAGCAAGCAGAAGATTCTTTAGTCGAAGGAGCTTCTTCTAATCCACAAATTCCTGAAATGAAACCTGCTCAAAAAGCAGCAAGGAGAATGGAAAAGCTTATACATGATCAAATAGAAGAATCTAACGGTTCTAGTGAAATAAGAAATGCTTTATTTGAAGCATCTTTATTTGGCACAGGTATTGTTAAAGGGCCATTTAATTTTAATAAAACTCTTAACAGGTGGTCAAATGAAGACGGTGAACGTACATATAACCCATTACAAGTACGTGTACCAAGAATTGAATTTGTAAGTATTTGGGATTTTTTCCCAGACCCGAATGCTACTTCAATGAATGAATGTGAATATGTTGTACACAGGCATAAACTAAATCGTTCACAATTTAGAAGTCTAGCTAAACTTCCGTATTTTAATAAAGATCAAATACGGGCCTGTTTAGAAATGGGTCCAAACTACGAAGAAAAAGATTATGAGTATGAACTAAAAGACGATAACCGAATGTCTGATGCTAGTTCAGCCAAGTACGAAGTACTAGAATACTGGGGCATTATGGATGCTGAGTATGCTAGAGAAATTGGAATGGAACTTGATGATGATGTAGATGACTTAGATGAAGTTCAAATAAATGCTTGGGTTTCAAACGGTAAAGTATTACGTGCAGTAGTTAATCCATTTACGCCACACAGGATTCCTTATCATTCTTTTTCGTATGAAAAGAATCCTTATAGTTTCTTTGGTATAGGCGTAGCTGAAAACATGGATGACTCTCAAAAGATTATGAACGGTCATGCACGTATGGCAATAGATAACCTAGCTCTATCAGGTTCAGTAATATTTGATGTAGACGAGACTGCTCTTGTAGGTGGTCAAAGCATGGACATATATCCGGGTAAAGTCTTTCGCAGACAAGCAGGAGTTCCGGGTACAGCCATTAATGGTTTAAAGTTTCCTAATACATCAAATGAAAACATGATGATGTTTGATAAGTTCAGACAGCTTGCAGATGAACAAACAGGCATACCAAGCTACTCGCATGGTCAAACTGGTGTTCAAAGTATGACAAGAACAGCGTCAGGGATGTCAATGCTACTTGGAGCAGCTTCACTAAACATAAAGACAGTAATTAAAAATCTTGATGACTTTCTTTTAAAACCTTTAGGCGAAGCATACTTCCAGTGGAATATGCAGTTTTTAGAAAGTAAACTGGGAGTAGAAGGAGATTTAGAAGTTAAGGCTACTGGTACAGCAAGTCTTATGCAGAAAGAAGTAAGAAGCCAAAGGCTAACTACTTTTCTTCAAAGTATTCAAAATCCTGCTATTGCTCCGTTTGTTAAAATTAATAAACTCATTGGAGAGCTTGCGTACTCGCTTGATCTTGATCCTGATGAAATACTCAATGATCCAGAAGAAGCAGCTATCATGGCTCAAATTATAGGGATGCAAAATAATGTTGGACAAGCAACTGGCGAAACGCCTCTCACTCCTAACGAGCAACAAGGAGGCATGGGAGGGCTTGAAGGAGCACCTACAGAACCTACGCCACTTGGAGTTACGGGTACTGGTGGGGGCAACATCGGAACAGGAAATGTACCGCAGTCAGGGGAAGATCAATTCTCTGGAACTCCTAGAGCGGTTGAAGGATGAAGTTGAAGAAGCTAAGGGAAGAAACTCCGAAGTATGAGGGAAAATTCTGGTCTTATGCTAAAAGAAAATTTGTAGCTTATGATGAGTGGATAAAGGAGACAAATTGTTGTGGTAGTCAAAGCAAAGACAACGAAAAAGAAAACGTCAAGAGTAAATGAGGCAGGTAATTATACTAAGCCTACTATGCGTAAAAATCTTTTTAATAAAATAAAAAGTGGTAGTAAAGGCGGTAATTCAGGCCAGTGGTCTGCACGTAAAGCTCAAATGTTAGCTAAAGAATATAAAGCCAAAGGTGGTGGATATAAATAGGAGAACTTATTATGCCAATGGGTAAAGGTACATACGGATCAAAAGTTGGAAGACCAGAAGAAAAAAAGAAAAAAATGATGGGCGGTAAAATGCCTAAGAAAAAAATGATGTATGGTGGTAAAACAAAATATATGCAAGGCGGTAAGGTTACTAAACCTAATTAATTATGGCTTTAAAAAAACCACAAAAAAGTCTTAAATCTTGGACAAAGCAAAAGTGGCGTACTAAGTCTGGTAAACCAAGTGCTAAAACAGGAGAAAGGTATTTACCATCAAAAGCAATATCCTCTTTATCTAGTAAAGAATATGCAGCTACAACTAAAAAGAAAAGAGAAGATACTAAAAAAGGTAAACAACATTCTAAGCAGCCTAAAAAAATAGCTAGTAAAACTAAACAGTATAGGAAGGTATGATATGAGAGTAGAAGCTCCAAAAGGTTTCCATTGGATGAAACAAAAAAATGGCGGTTATAAACTTATGAAACATACTGGTAAGTTTAAACCACATAAAGGAGCTACTTTAAAAGCAACCTTTCCTGTACAGAAAGAACATAAGGGGTAGTATAGATGGCTAATAAATCCAGAAGAAATAAGCGTAGAAAAGCAAAGAAAAAATCTTTACTGGCTCCTGATGTTGCTATAACTGTAGCAGTTGCTGAACCTAAAGAAAAGAAAATGGGTGGTGGAATAATGTCTCCTCCTGAAAGAGAAGGTTATGCAGGTGGTGCGCTTGTAAGTCTTATTAAGAAAATAATAACGCCTTTAAATAAAGCTCAAAAAGCAACTAGGACTGCGACTAGAAGCCAAGCTGTTTCAACCCAAGATAGGGCAGTGAGGAACGCAGGAATTGTTGTAGCAGGTGGATTAGGCTATCTGGCTAATTCAGATGAAGGTATTGCACTTTTAGAAGCGGCTGATGCAGGTCAAATAGAAGCAGATGTAATTAATCCAGACGAAAGAATTAATCCTGATGATTTTCCTACATATCAAAAAGATACTGACTCTTCTAATGCTTTTCAAAATGCTTTTAAAGAAGCAAGAGAAGCAAGAGCAGATACTTTTCAATTTGAAGGAAGAACATATTTAGCAGATCATCCTGTTAAAAGAGAACAAAAACAAGAGGGCGGTTCTATGCTAGTACCTCCAGAAATGGAAGGAGCACCAGTAGACACATACCCGAATATACCGCCAGAAGAAATGGCAGAAGTAAAAGCTTCACAACTTCCAGATGAAGAAATGGAAAGTGACTATGTAGATTTCGTAATGAATGAAGCTTTAGACCAAGAAGAACAATCTTATTTAATGACAGCTTTAGAAGCTGATCCACAACTTAGTATGATATTTGACAAGGTTGTAGATACAGCATCAGAATTTTCGGGGTCTGGGCCAGTTGACGGCCCCGGAGATGGTGTCTCAGATTCAATACCCGCCAGATTATCTGACGGTGAATTTGTGATGACCAAGAAAGCCACTGATCAAATAGGTGCAGACAATCTCCAAGTTATGATGGATGACGCTGAACGTGCTTATGACGGTGGTTTAATGAGAAAAGACAAGGAAGATGATTATAGAGGTAACATAAATAAAACTATGCTGTCTGCTAATCAAATGCCTAGTCTTAATGTTAGACAACGATAACGGCTACCTTGAAGTAAAAGCACCATTCTGAATTATCTGTACAAATAATTCATTATAATGGCTACCTTTTAAAACTTACAAGCCCCGTGGAGGAAGTATTATGGCTGAAACACAAACTAATCCTGTGGAGGAAAAAGCACCTAATCCTTATAATGCAAAGAAAAATTGGCACACTCCCGACAGACCAAGAACGGAAAATGCTGATGGTTTATTCTATGCACCGTCTGAAGAACAACAGGCTACGCCTTCAGAAGATTCTGAAACGCCCCCTGCTAAAAATTCTAAAGATGTTAATTATAAGAAAAGGTATGATGATCTAAAGAAACATTACGATAGTAGACTTTCTGAGTTTAAACAAAGAGAGACAGAACTTCTTGCGGAGGCAGCAGAAAAAGCTCCTGCGTATCAAGCTCCAAAAACTTTGGAAGAACTTGAAAAGTTTAAAGCACAGAATCCAGACTTGTATGAAACTGTTGAGACTGTGGCTCATTTACAAAGTGAAAATCAAACTGAACAACTGCGACAGCAATTATCAGCTTTGCAAGAACGTGAAACTGATATTTTAAAACGTGAGGCTGAAACAGTTTTAAGAGATCGTCACCCTGATTTTGAAGATATAAGGGGCGATGAAGCTTTTCATGAGTGGGCTAAGGAGCAACCAGAAGATATACAAAGATGGGTTTATGCAAATAATAGTGATGCGACTTTAGCTAGTCGTGCTATAGACCTTTACAAAATGGAAAAGGGTATGGCTCAGTCACCACAAAAGAGGCAGTCCAAAAAACAGGAAAGAGGCTCTGCTGCTGATATGGTGTCTACAAAAACAACAGCGGTGGATGCGAAAGCTCCTAAAATTTGGACAGAAAAAGAAATTGCTAAGATGTCTATTGATCAATTTGACAGATATGAAGATGAAATCAAATTGGCTTTATCAGAAGGGAGAATAGCAAAATAAGTTTTATGAGGAGATATTATAATGGCTTATAACCAATCTGACCAATATTTTGAACCGAGTACGGATACCAATGCTAACTTTGGTAACTCTGTAAGTGGTCAAAATAATTCGTTTTTCTTACCTTCTGTCTATTCCAAGACAGTTCTGAATTTTTTCAGAAAATCATCTGTAGCGGAAGCAATTACCAATACAGATTATGCAGGTGAGATTGCAAATTTTGGTGATTCTGTAAAGATCATCAAAGAACCCGAAATCACTGTTTATCAGTATGAAAGAGGGGCAGACGTAACAGCGACTAAGTTGACAGACCAAGAACTAACTTTGGTTGTTGATACAGCAAACGCATTTAAATTCATCGTAGATGACATTGAAACTAATATGTCTCACGTTAATTTTCGTGACGTTGCTGCATCATCCGCAGCTTATTCACTAAAGGATGCCTTTGACGAGGGTGTTATTGCAGCAATGTTCTCAGGAGTATCTGCATCTAGCCCAAATCACATTCTAGGTTCTGACAATGCAACTGACCTTGCAGCAGGAACCTTTGATGGTACTGGTAATCTTGACATTGGCTTTGGTTCATCTGAACATGATCCTATTGATGTGCTTTCACATATGGCACGTTTATTGGATGAGCAGAATGTACCAGAAGAAGGACGTTGGTTTCTAGCGAATCCAGAGTTCTATGAAGTACTTGTTCAAAGTTCTTCTAAGCTTCTGTCTGTTGATTACAATGCAGGACAGGGTTCAATCCGTAACGGCTTAGTATCAACTGGTAAGTTACGTGGCTTTGATATGTACAAGACCAACAATATTGCATCTACTACTAATGCAGCAGGTAAATGTATTGCAGGTCATATGTCATCTACAGCAACGGCACAGACCATTACGAATACTGAAGTCATTCGTGATCCTGATAGCTTTGGCGATATAGTACGAGGACTCCATGTTTATGGTTCTAAAGTACTACGTGGCGAAGCATTGGTTTCTGCGTTCTACGGTATTGACTAGTAAGTTTAGGTTGGGGGGCTGTAAAAAGCCCTCCTTCCTTTTTAAAGGAGTAAGAAATGCCACAATTAGGAAATGAAAAAACCCCTATAATTATGACTAAAAGAAAAACTGGCAGGACTCTTGGACTTATGGGGCGTTGGTATACAAAAGAAAACAGAGAAAAGTATGCCGAAGGTTACAAAAGAATTTATGGCGATAAGAAAAAAACAACAACCTCTAGAGACTCTGAATAATTATGGCTACAACATTCTTACAATTAACAAACGAATTGCTACGTGAGTTGAATGAAGTTGTATTAACTTCTTCAACTTTTTCTAGTGCTGTAGGAATACAGCAACACGCAAAAGACTGTATTAATAGATCATACTTAGATATATCAAATGAAGAACCGCAATGGCCTTTTCTAGCTGCCGCTGAAAGTGGAGCTACTGATCCTATGTATGGTAATGTTTCTGTAGATACTGTAGCAGCAACAAGATGGTATGAGTTAAAAGCTTCTAGTTCATCTGTTGCAGACGATTATGGTTCTATAGATTGGAATAATTTTTATTTAACAACAGTAGGAGTAAGCGGTGAATCGGCTCCTTATGTTTCTAAAAATTTAAGATTCTTAACTACAGAACAGTGGAAGGACTTTAGACGTACAGAAGAAAACGCAGATGACGCTGATCAAGCTACG